AACCACCGGGCGAGCCGTGTTGGTGTGGGCTGATTTAATGGTTAACGTTTAAGTGTGTAAGCGGGTTCGCCGTTAACTGTTGTAAAGTGATACCAACGTGTTACATTATCTTTGCACCACCCGCAATTTTCTACATCATAGCAAGCACAAATTCCGTCTTCTTTTAATGCTTTCCATAACGGGATATACTTTCTTTTCATATCTTTAACCACCTTTCTAATGATTAGCCGTGCAACGCTTTAAGAAATCTTTTAATAAGCGACGGTTTCGCAACCTTGTTAAACTTGCCTTTGTAAATCGGCACGAATTTAATTTCGTTCATTTTATTTTCCTCTCGTTTCTTTGAACTCTTTAAACAACTCCGCTTTCGCTTCTTCGCTTGCTTCTAACCACTCCTTTTCATTAACTTCCTTATCCCACATTAACCAGTCAAGAAATTCTATATTTGTTTTGTAATCCATGTTACAACCTCCTTTCATACTATAAGTATAGCACACTTAACGTTATCTGTCAACTATAAGATTAACTTTAACGCCTGTTCCGCTTTAACCTTAACCCGCATATCTATAAAACGAACGTTTCCACGCTTAAAGTTATTAGCAAGCCACATAAGCAAGTTATTATTTCTTGACTTTGTTAACAGTGTGTTTTCTTTGTGGTCGCCCACCGTAAACGCATAGTTAAGAACACAAGATGGGTCTATCTTACTATCTATAAACACAAGACCTATTTTACTATCTTGCCATATACCGAACTTGTCCCCCTCATATTCAATAGTGAACACATAACGGGCGTTTGGTGTCCTACCCATAATAAAGTTAATGTTATCATTAATATATTCACCGTCTTTTGCATACGTCCCGTAGTCGGTTGATTCAATCATACGCAAGAACTTGCATTTAGCTTTTTCCTGTTTTAATTGTAAACTTGCCCTTACCCAATGAAACAAAACGTTTTCACTAAACCATACTTTATCTTTTTCGACGTGCGGAATATTAAAAGCCTTGTGCATATGGTAGGGGTTAAAGAATGTTATATTATTAGCAAGTAAGAAACATACAACATAGTCCCGTTCACGGTCTACTGTGTGATAAATTTTTAATAATAAGTCGGGTTCGTTCCACCCGTTAACATAAGCTGATTTTTCCTTTTCGTCAACTATGTATTCATCAAACATTAACCATTTAACGTTAGGAAAGTTTAGTTTTTTAGCCTTTGTTGCTTCTGATAAAGCTATACAGTGTCCTAAAGATTTCTTTTCTATAAGCTCCCCGCTTTCGTCCTCAACCCTTAGACAACATTCATCTTTCGTAAATTCAAATTGATATTCACTATATTCTTTAGCACATACTTTTTCAAATGTTTTTTCAAATACAGATTTTTCCTTCTCGTCTTGTGTGCGTACAATATAAATAAATTCTTCGTCATGCAATATAGCACGTTCTAAAAAATAACCTTGTGTTGTGTATGTCTTACCTATCGAACGTTCACTATTGATAAGGTTAAAACAACGCTGATATGGTAAATACTGTTTAATATTCCAATACTTACCGCCGTATTTCATGTTAACACCTCCAATTAAAATAAAGGTTAGTTAATGTAGTAACGTAGGCGCAACCCCTATAAACTTAATCGGCGGATTTCACCCCGTAGCGTCCGACAAGTCCGTTAAAACTTAATTAACTAACCTTATGCGCCTATCTTAACATATTTGTTTCATTCTGTCAATATTTTATTGAAAACGGAATGTCTTTTAATACTATACCTCCGTTAACGTGGGTCATACCTAATTTTCCGGCGTATGTTGTGCCCGTGTGAAAATTATCCCACGTAACATATTGATAACACCTATCAGGCATACCCGCACATGTGATTTTTAACACCCCGTCTATTTCCTCGATATAACTTTTCTGTCTTAAAAACCTTGCCCGTGTAAAAGTGCTTTCGTGTTTCCACGCTCCCAACTTAACCGGGTCTATTTCCAACATATCAGGTATTTCAGTTCCTACAAGGTGCAAACTATCTGTATCAGCGTATACAAAACGGTCATAAACCTTTTGCGCAGAACTGATTGTTTTATACCTAGCCCATGCAGTTATAAACGTTCCTACGGGTATGTATATAGGTTCTCTTGTTTCTTTCTCGCCTAATTTGTACTTAATCACGCCGTTATCATACCATGGCAGTTTAGACTGTACGTTTGGATTTAGTGCGAACTTACCATATAAAGCGTTAAGCATAAGTTTAGCAAGCGTTCGCATAGCCTTGTTTCCGTTTAACGTGCTTTCCATTTTAACCTTGTTCCACTTGTCTATATAGTCTTTAAACAAGCCTATTGTAGACTTAAATTTCCAACCGCTATGATATTCTATGTTATAAACATTGTAATGTTCCATAAATAATTCTAAATCAACATTAGTTAAACAAAGTGTTACGTCCTCCCCGTCGCTACTTTCAAGGTATTGTGTAGGTACAAAAGAAAGATTGTTCTTTAACTGTATAGTTGGAATATACCCCGACTTTAATTCAAATTGACAAGAAAACATTTGCACATATAAGTTATATATCTTATCCGGCTTGTATTTACCCTTAAAGAAAATTCCTTCGCCATATGGTAACGGTTGGTAATACATAACAGACGGGTAAAGGCTATTAACGTCTAATACAATACCTTCTGTTAAGTCAAGTTCTTTAAATTTAGGGTTAAGATATGTAAATCCGCCTTTGTATGATTGTCTTATGTCACTATCATAGTCAGGGATAGGAAACCATTTGTTAAAGTTTTTAGTTCCTACCGTTTGTTTATAATCGTATAGGGCGTTACTTCCTTGTGTCATTTTGGTTAAACCCTGTTCAAACAAAGTATTTAACGCCCTTGCAACTATGTCAACGTCGTTTCTTAAATAGTCTATCTCTTTCTGTGTTAGTTCGTGTCCTATTTCTCTTGTTTCGTGATAGTCAATTTCAAGTTTGCTAATAGGCAAGTTAAAGCCTTTAGCAATAGCGGCAACCGAAAAAGGTAATATCTTTAAACTATCATATATTGTTAAAGATTCCCTTTCCTTTCCCCGGCGTTTAAAGCATATTTCCATGCTATAAAATTGTCCTTTATCGCTTATAAGTGTTGTAAACGTGTTGTTGGTTAAATCCCGCCTATCTACTACCAGTTTAAACCCGTGTTCAAATAGCCAGCATAATATAAATTCCCCGTCAAATTTTAAGTTATGAAAATAGGTTGTAACTTTCTTTTCTTTTTTAGCCCATTCCATAAACCCGTTAATACTGTTTCCGTATTGAAAATTATCAGGGTTTCCGATTTCACATATACCATACGCCCATACTCGACAATCGGAGGGGTCGGTAGTTGTTTCAAAATCTGCCGTGTATGACATGACTACCTCCCTATTATACGTTATTCTACTTCCATGCTTTCAAGATACCCGGTTAAATGTTCCGTCATTGCTTCTATTTTAACGTCCATTTCTAACGGGTCATAAATAAAATCAATTTGTAAAATAGGGTCGTCATAATACATTTGCGTTAACTGTTCGGCGGGTATTTGTTCCGCTATTTCTTGTAATTCCTTTCCTTTTTCACCGAAAGCGTTTTCTAACCCTTTCATGAAGTTTTCTTTGTAGCGTTCGTATTTGTCTTGAAAGTAACTGTCACGGGCTTGTTTTTCAACGCTTTCTTTGAACTTTTCCCAATCGGATTTCTTAACTTTGTTAATGTCAACTTGTTTAGGTCTTAAATTATTTTCCCTGATTGTTCCCATAGTTCCCTTTTCCGTTGAAACATTAGCTCGTTTTCGTTCTGCTGCTCTGCGGACATTGATTGCCCTTACTTTTATTTCAATTTCTTTCTTTTCGTATGCGGTTGTTTTTATTCCCTCTTTTGTAACTATGGGCTTTTCCGCGCCTTTACGCATAAATCTTTCAATGCTGTTTAATTTGTTTTTTAAATCTCGTCTTGTCTTTACTTGTTCCCGTATTTGTTTAGTTGAAATTTTAGCGGGTAAAAATTCTTCTAATTCGGGAACCTGTTTTAATAGCCGTGTGCGTTTAGCGTTGAATTTTCGGACTGCTTTCGCTAATTCTTTTTCGTCACTTTCCCGCCACTTAATATTATATCTTTTTTGCATAGGTAAGTGCCCTCCTTGCGAATGATTAGAAAGCCCCTTGTTTCTACTTTAGAATATAGAACAATGTCGGCTAATAATCTAATGTTAATGTTAAACCCGAAACGTTTACTTAATGAATACCCTATTAGTTCCCGGTTCTCTGTTAGCTTTTCCGTGAACTTTTCAAGATGATTCTTTGAGGAAAAACAAAACGTTGTTTCGTCAATAGTAATCGTATACGGGGAAAGTTCTAATTTATACACAATCCCGTTTCGTGTCATCATATTAAAAATAAGGCGGGTTAATGATAACCGCCCGCCGTTCTCCTTTCTTATATAAAATCAACGTCGAAAGTTAAAATTTTGCGGTCGCCTTTAGTAATCTGCTTAACAACAAGAGGTAACGGGGTTTCCCATGACGGTGCACCGAATACCTGAATGATTTTCTTAATCGCACTGTACACGCCTAAAGAAACAGCCTGATAACCTACACCCCTGTCGTCGATAATAACGATACGGGGGCAAATTTGAACATCTCCCGTCTGCTGATTAACGCAGTTGACAACCTCGCAGAACAGGTCTTTAGCGTTAATTGTCATATTGATACAATCCCCTACCCGCTTTTCCGGGTTGTTCATTGCCTTAAACAACATAGCCTTTTCTGCCGGAGTGGTTGCAACCAGTGAACAGAAAGTAGTCTGTCTGCTTGTAAGGTCTGCGATAAAGTGACTGTTATCGTCCATGCTAACAGGTGCAACCGCTGTGCTTTCGTTGGCGGTGTATTCCTCATTTGTGAAAGGGGTGCTGTTCTCTGCTATCGGGTTAAATTCGTTCTTTTTCATATCGTTTCTCACTTTCTCCCCGTCAAGCCGTTAGGACAGCTTATTCTTATTCAATTATATCAATTCCGTACTCAACAGCACATAAGTGTTCAATTCTGCAACCTCTATAGTTTTTCCAATCACCTATAAAAATTGCAATATCCGCAGTAGCTAAATCTTTAATTGAACGAGCAAGATATTCTAATGGGCTAGCGTTGGGGTGAAAATCGTTATAAAACGTGTCAATTACCTCAAATTCTTCACCTATAAGCACTTGCGCTTTGGCTATTGCAAATACTCTTTCATTTAAAATCTCTGTATCTGTTTTTCCTCTCATCGGTTGAGAGATAAAAATCCGTTTCATTTTAGTGCCTGCCCTTCTGCTGACTTGCGGGACGCTCCACCGGGGTGCTGTACCTCATAAATGTTTCAAAGTCCATTCCTCTGACTTCTTCTTTAACGTCGATTCCCAAAACTACAACGGACGGTTCCGTTTTGTATTTTGCTTTTGCTAACTTTGTAGCCTTGTCGTCCTTAACTGCTGACGTTCCGATATGGACAATCGGGTCTAACTCTTTTGACTCTACCTTGCTGTCGACAACCTTAACTGCTGCAACCTTAATTGTGCTTGTAATAATGCCTCGTGAAAAATCTGCTCTTTTCATTGTTTTTCTCCTTTTCTTTAACTAACTGTTTTCGTGCCATTCTTAACCCGGTCAACCTCCTTTCTTGACCTACATTTAGTATATCATAAGCCGGGAGAAAATGCAAGTGTTTATTTCGATTTTCTGCAAAAATATTTCTTTATAAATGGAAGTGTGTTATACTATATAATAAGGTAATGAAGGGAGGTTATGCGATGGACGTTAACACATTGATTCAGCTTGTAGGAAGTTTGGGCTTTCCTATTGTGGCCTGTGTGGCGTTGTTTTGGCGCATGGTTAAAAGCGACGAACAGCACATAGAGGAAATGAACAAAATGAGCGAAGCACTTAACAATAACACAAGTGCGTTAGTAAAGCTAACGGAAAAGTTAGAGAAGGAGGGTTAAGCATGACAGTTACCGCTATTAACTTGCCTGATACTGTATCGGTGGCGTTACTTGTGATTGCGGGGCAGTTCGGAAACGGCGACGAACGCAAACGGAAGTTAACGAAAGCCGGGTACAAGCCCGCTACGGTTCAGGCTTGCGTTAATGAACTGTTACCTATTTTAAACAAGTACGGAGGTTAACACATGGCAAGTATTCAGACAGCCTACGAATGGGCGATTGAAAAATGTAACGCTCCAAACATTGGTTATAGTCAGACGAACCGCATGGAAAAGACTGTTAACGGCATTACATATTATGATTGTTCATCATTTATATGGTTTGCGTTAAAGGCGGGCGGGTTCGACGTGGTTAAGGCTAACGGCGGTTCAACGTGGGCTTTCACAACCGGAACTATGGCTAATGCTTTACGCTTGTTAGGCTTTACCAAAATGGGAACGGCTCAACCGTGGAAACCCTGCGACATTCTAATACGCACAGGACACACAGAAATGGCGTTCGATAGTAACCACACAATGGGCGCACATTCAAGCAAAGGTCCGCTTGAACAGCAAGTTTCTATCAATTCTAACCCGTCCAGTGCGTCAAGTTGGCTTGAATTATGGCGGTATGGCTGCGGTGCTGAAACAAAATGGATTAAGGGCAACCGCTATTTATCAACCGGGGAAATGCAGAACAATGCACAAATTATTTTTAACGCATTGCTTTTAAAGGGTTGGACTAAAAACGCTATTGCGGGTATGTTGGGAAATATGCAGAAAGAAAGCACAATTAACCCCGGAATATGGCAGAACCTCAACCCTAACCAGTCGTTAGGTTGGGGGCTGGTACAGTGGACACCCTCAACAAACTTTACCGATTGGGCGGTGGCTAACGGCTACGCAAACGACGACGGCGACGCGCAGTTAATATGGATTGATACAGTAACCGCAAGCGTAGGGCAGTGGATTCCTACAACGCAATATCCGGAAACGTTCGACGAATTTAAGGTTAGCACACAAACGCCGGAGCATTTAGCCGATTGTTTTTTAAAGAACTTTGAACGCCCTAAAAAAATCGACCAACCCGACCGCCAACGGTACGCCCGTTATTGGTTTGATTGGTGGGAGGGTTCACCCGTACCACCGCCGAACCCGAACCCTGAACCCGATTGGAAACGGTCTATGCCTATCTGGTTCGCCTTAAAGAAATACTAATGTTTCACGTGAAACGTAGAAAGGAGCATTAAACATGGCAGTAAGAACACGCGATGAAATTTTAGTCGCTATCCGTTCCCGATTAGGTGACGACACAAGCGACGACGCATTAACAATTATTGAAGATATTGACGACACTTTCAAAGACTACGAAACCCGCACCGGGGAAGATTGGAAAGGCAAGTATGACGAATTAGACGCACAGTGGCGCAAGCGTTACCGTGACCGATTTTTTCAGAAAGCCAACAATGGGACGACAACCCCGGACGACGTAAAGGACGACAACGAAGAAGATTTAAAGGAAGAAAGCGAAATTAAAGACTTTGACGAGCTTTTCACAGAAAAGGGGGATAACAGTGGCTACTAGACCTAAAAATGTAGAATTAACCGCAAATTCGGTTGAAATTCTCAACAGCATTAGAAACAGCGCAACGCCGTATTATAAGCAGATGATTCCAACCGCTAAAGCTAACACGGGCAGTATTAGGCAGATTGGTAACATAATGATGGAATACGAGCCGTTACAGAATGAGTTTTTATCCGCTCTGTATAATCGTATCGGTAGGGTTATTATTACAAGCAAAATGTATTATAATCCGTGGGCGCCTTTCAAAAAGGGCTTGATGGAATTAGGCGAAACTGTCGAAGAGGTGTTCGTTAATATCGCAAAGGCGCACACATTTAACCCGGAGAAAGCCGAAACGGAATTTATGAAACGTGAGATTCCCGACGTTCGGGCGGTGTTCCATACTATGAACTATCAGAAGTTCTACAAGGCTACAATTAGTAACGACCAGTTAAGACAGGCGTTCCTTTCATGGCAGGGTATTACAGACCTTATTGCTAAAATCGTTGACGCAATGTATACGGCGCATAACTATGATGAGTTTCAGGTAACAAAGTATATGTTAGCCCGGAATATTCTTAACGGTTATCTGTACCCGGTAACTGTTCCGCAGATTAGCAAGGAGAACGCAGAAGAAATTGTTACAGAGGTTAAAGCAGCAAGCAACAACCTTGTTTATATGTCAACCGAATATAACCTTGCGGGCGTTAGCACTTTCACCGATAAGAGAGACCAGTTTATTATTACGACCGCCAGATTTGACGCAATCATGGACGTTAACGTTTTAGCTGCTGCGTTCAACATGGATAAGGCGGAGTTCATGGGAAACCGTGTTCAGATTGACGGTTTCGACAAAATCGACGACGTACGTATGGCACAGCTTTTTGCCGACGACCCTAATGCTGGATATGTTCCGTTAACCCCCGAAGAAAAAGCTGCACTTGCACAGGTTCCGGCTATTATCGTAGACCGCGATTATTTTATGATTTTCGACAATCTGTATAAATTTACAGAAGACTATAACGGCGAGGGGTTATACTGGCAGTATTGGTATCATGCGTGGAAAACCTTTTCTACATCTCCGTTTGCGAACGCCGAAATTTTTGTACCGGGTACACCGTCCGTAACTTCCGTTACTGTTAGCCCAAAAAACGCAACCGTCAACAAGGGTAATATGTTACAGCTTAACGCCGTTGTCGTCGCTGAAAATTTCGCCCCTAAATCGGTTGTATGGAGCGTTGACAGCGAATTTTCCACCGTTTCCGCAAACGGCTTGTTAACCGTTAGCCCGGATGAAACCAAGAACACGTTAAAGGTTACCGCTACAAGTACGTTTGAGGGAGAGAAAAAGGGAACTGCTACTATTACCGTTCCCGCCTAACATGACAACGTTTCATGTGAAACATTAACACAATGTTTCACATGAAACTTTAAGGAGGTTAAGACGTGTATATAGCACCTAACACAACTATAAGAATGTTAAAAGACGTTCCGTTAGATAACACGTATAGAAATTCTATATATTTTGCCTACGTTGCTAACCAAACGTCTTATTTTTCAGGAAAAACAAAATACACGTTTGCAGCACAATCTTATCAGCGGGTACAAAAAGGAACGTTAAGAATAGGGCGAAAAGCCGACGACTTGTATGATTGCAACTATCTTATGTTCCAAAATACCGCATACGGGAACAAATGGTTTTATGCGTTTGTTACGGGTGTTGAATATGTCAATAACGAAACGTCTGAGGTAAGTTTTGAAATAGACGTTATGCAAACATGGCACTTTGACTATGATGTTAAAATGTCTTTCGTTGAACGTGAAATGAGCGTCACTGACAAAATCGGTGATAACCTTGTGCCTGAAAATCTGGAAATAGGCGACTATATTTATAAGGATTTAGGGTTAACAAGTCTATTCGAACTTTATCAGATTGTAATAGCAGCAACCTTTGACGAAAACATGGACGACGCAACGGGGGGAATGTATGGCGGTGTATTTTCCGGCTTACATTACAACGTGTTTAGTTCGTGGCAGAGTGCAGCAAGTTTCATAGCCGAAGCAACCGAACAGAACAAAGCAGACGGGATTGTTTCTATATTTATGTTACCTATTGCGTTTACCGCTGATTATCAATCTTCCATGCCGGAAGTATTCGATATTGAACGGGATAAACACTTAACAGATATTGACGGCTACATACCGAAGAACAACAAATTATTCACTTACCCTTATAACTTACTTTATGTTACGAATAACGAAGGAAACGTTGCTAACTACGCTTTTGAGTATTTCAGCACCGATAAATGTAACTTTAATGTTTCCGGGGCTATGTGCTGTACTCCTGAATGTATGCTCGTCCCGCTTAACTATAAGGGTGTTGAAAAGAATTACAACGAAAAATTAACAATAGGAAATTTTCCGCAATGTGCCTACACGGTTGATACGTTCAAAGCATGGGTGGCACAAAATCAAAATCAGTTAGCATTAAACGCAATAAACGCAATCGGAACAACGGTGGCGGGTGCGACGGCTATGTACGCAAGCGGTGGAATGTTAGGGGTAGGAATGACCATAAACGGTATTCAGCAGATAGGAAGTCTTGTTGCAAGTGTTAGCGATAAAAGCACTTTACCCCCACACGCAAGGGGCGGAGGTGGTTCTATTATTAACATGGCTAATCAAATAAAAGGCTTTCAATTTTACTATGCGCATATCCGTGCAGAGTTCGCCCGTATTATTGACGACTATTTCAACGCTTACGGGTATGCAACACATAGGGTTAAAATACCTAATAGGGTTATTCGCCCACATTGGAATTATGTCAAGACCGTTAATGTTTGCTTAACGGGTTCTGTTCCGGCTGATGATATGGCAAAGTTAAGACAAATTTATGACAACGGTGTTACGTTTTGGCGCAACGGCGACGAAGTAGGAAACTATGCGTTAGACAATAGACCAAGTGCATAGAAAGGAGGTTAAAGCATGGGAAAGGGCAAGCGTGAAAAATGGGAAAGCGCATTGTTAAACAACCGCACATATTTACAGTATTATAACCGATTGTTAGAACTTGCAATAAATATGTACAAATGGAAGAATTTACCCGACACCGTGGACGAACGTTTTTTAGAATTGACATTATTTTCCGACGGTATGGCGGTTTTCTTTCAGGACGACGGGGGTTTAGGTTATTTGTGTCTGCAATGTATGATAGGCTGCGAACTTGACGTTTACAGAATACCGATTGACCGAACGGCATACGCTACAAACGGTTATCAAATGCGCCTTAACAATCAGAATAGCGTTATTATATTCAACAACTACACGCATACTAACAGTATGCTTGACGTTGAAATGTACGCCCGTAGGTTGTACGAAATTGAACGAACAATAGACGTTAACGTTAAGGCACAGAAAACCCCGGTTCTAATCAGGGCAACCGAAAACCAACGATTAACTATGAAAAACCTTTATATGCAGTATGACGGAAACGAACCCTTTATTTTTGGGGATAAACAGCTTGACATGGACGGCATAAAGGTTTTGAAAACTGACGCTCCCTATGTAGCCGACAAGTTAAACATACTCAAAAGGCAGATATGGAACGAAGCGTTAACCTATTTAGGTATTGAAAACAGTAATACGGAAAAGCGGGAACGACTTGTTAGCGACGAAATAACAAGCAATTTAGGCGGTGTGGCAGCACAACGTTTTTGTAGATTAAACGCAAGACGTAAAGCAGCCGAACAGATTAACAAAATGTTCGGTCTGAATATTCAAGTTGACTTTAGGGAAGAAGTTAAAACAATGTTTCAGGATAACAACGAGGACGACACGGAGGAAAAGGAGGTTACAGACTATGAGTAAGTACACAACACAAGTGCGCTTTATTTGCGAAACCGCTGCCGGGTTAAGTGAATCAGAGGGGCAAACGTCTGTTAAACAGATTATAGCCACCGCTATCCCGTCCGTGTTTGATTTTGATTTTCCTATTTTTGACGAAAGTTATAGAACTGTTCTTGAAACTAAAATACTTAAACACTATTATACACGTGAAATAGGGTTAGAAACGGCAGGTTTGTGGAAGTTAAAGCTTGATACGAAACTTAACGAAATTATGCCGTTTTATAATCAACTTTATAAATCCGAGTTAATAGAGTTTAACCCTATGTATGACGTTGACTTGACCCGTGACCATACCTTGAACCGTTCGGAACAGACCGAACAGACAGGAACCGAAACCGCAGACGCTACCAAAAACGGAACCGTAGACACCACAACAAGCGGAACAAAAACAGGAACAAGCCGAGAAAATATTGACGTTTCAGAAAATCAGGAAACAGAACAGAACAGCAAAAGTGATACCGATATTAAGAATACAACGGGTGTCACTTCCGAGGAAACCGCAACGGGAACTAAAACGCACTACGATAAGTATAGCGACACCCCGCAAGGTTCGTTACAGAATGTTCAGAATGACACGTATTTAACTAACGCCCGCATGGTTAACGACAATGACACGCAGACGGGAAAAACAACCGTTTCGGGTTCGGATACAAGCACAGGTTCTACCACGGCTGACACGTCGACCACTACGAACAGCACAAGTGAAACCACTCACACGGGTAACACAACCGATGAAACTAGCGGAACGCAGAACACAACAAGCGCAGACACAGTGAAGCGAAACACCACGCAAACAGCTAACAAGGAACTTACTTCATTAGACGACTATTTAGAACACGTTAAGGGCAAAAACGGCGGAGTTTCTTACTCTGCTATGTTGAACGAGTTTAGAACAACGTTTCTAAATATTGATATGCAAGTTATTAATGAATTAAGTGACTTATTTATGAATTTATGGTAAGGAGGTTATAACATGATAGGAAATTTCACAGAGGTTAAACCGTTGCGGTATTGGGTACAACACATTTTACCGCTTGTATATGATGATTCTTTATCATACATGGAGTTATTAGGCAAGGTTATTATCACCCTTAACGAAGTTGTTAAGAACAATAACTTGTTGCCTGATTATATTATGAAACTTATCAAAGAATATATTTCAAGCGGAGAAATTGAAAAAGTGTTAGCTGAAGTTTTGGCTAACTATATGCTTAACGTTAAGTTCCCGCCGGCCGGATTGAAACCCGCAACGGGTGACGGTTCAGCAGACGACACAGAAGCTATACAGGGTTGTATTGATTACGCCTATAAAAACGGCGGTATGTCAGTTTACTTCCCATCTGGCACATATCTAACACAGCCGTTAACCTTGCGCAATAAAGCTACACTTTTCGGTCAGGATAGATATACAACCCAGCTTGTTATGAAAGGAGGCGCAACAACGTCAATGTTCACAGGTGACGTTGACGAACTCACGTTAAGTGGGCTAGGATTTGATGGCAACATGGATATTCAGGTTAACAATGTAAACTTATTTGCTATTTCCGTCAATTCTGCTATCATTTCAAACTGTTTGTTAACTGATGGTTACGACCTTTTGAACATTACCGTAAACAATGACTTACAGTTAAACAACCTTTTGTTCCGTCACGCCGTAGAAAACGCCCTTGTTCTTAAAGGCAACGGACTTGTTCAGGGTGAAAACCTTATCTTTAAAAGTGTTTCAACGCTTGTTGGTAAGAACTTTGTTGTTATGGACGTTTCAAAGTCTATTCTTGAGCAAGTGAAGTTTTACGGCGCAAGCCCTAACGGTATTTTAATCAACGGCAATAACAACGTTGTTAAAATATGGAATGAACAGAGTTTAACCCCATTTGTTGATAACGGCGTTAACAATAGCGTTACCGTTTATACTGATTCAGAGGTTAAAAAGCTTACCGGAAGTAAAACGGCTATTATTGGTGGTGACGTTACGGAAACTATCACAGGTGACAAGGTTTTAAGTTCACAGAATTACAACGAAACTATCACAGGTGACAAGGTTTTAAATTCACAGAATTACAACGAAACCGTAAGGGCTAATAAGGTAACTAATGCCAACAAGTCAACCTTAAACGTAAACGGCGTTAATACTGAAAATTCAGGTTCTAAAAATGAAACAATAACGGGCGACAAGGTTGTGAAAGCTGCTAACAGCACGGAAACGGTTGACGGTAATAAAACAGTAACCGCCGGGGATATTTTCAACACAGCTGCAAACATTACCAACCATGCTACACAGGATTTAACGGAACAGGTTGACGGAAACCGCACTAATACGGTTAAGGGGAATGATACAGAATCAATAAACGGTAATAAAACTTTTAATACGACAGATTTAATAATTAACACCGATAACCCTATTAATTATTCGCATGAGCCAAAAGAACTAAACCGCTATTTTAAATATATCCCTTTTGCTTATGGAGATAATGTATACCAAATTCTTGTTAATAATAATTTTAAAGGAAGTATTATAAATGTAAAAGATTTTGGTGCTATTGGTGATGGAATTACTGATGACCTACCATCTTTTAAAGCCGCTGTTAATAAAAGTAACAAAAATGATATTATTTTTATACCGCCGGGTAATTATTTTTGGAAATATCCGGGAAGTGGAAAAAATCTTTTATATATACCCCATAATATACTTTTTCAAGGTTGCGGTGCTTCAACTGTTATAATTTTTGACAGAAATACACCGACTAATGTTAATATTATAGAATGGGACGTTGAAAAAGGTGTCGATAATCAATTAGGAGGATTCAGAAATTTTTACGCTAACTATGATGGTTCTTTTAGTGATACACATTTTGCGGGTAATAATTTAATTTATATAAACGGAACTGACCCGCAGACACATATAAGCATGTGTTTAATAGAACTAATACGTTCAGTTGGATTTTCTGGCTATGGCGTTTATTTAGATAATCCTAGTGGCACTGATTGCTTTTTCTTATCAACAATTCAATTTTGTTTGTTTTATGGTGGTATTTATCTACAAGGTTGTGGTGATTCGGTTAATATCCTTTTTAATAATTGTACAAAGGGTAATAATAATTATGGAATTTATTGCGATTTTGTTGAGGGTTCAGCTTGTTCTATAATACAAGGTAACAATTTAACATCACCAAAAGAAAACATTTTTATTTTTAATGGTGAACAAGTTAAAGTTATTTATAACCAAATCGAACAAAAAAGTTTTAATGGCTCTACTGAATCACCAGTATTTTTATCTAAATGCTCTAAAGTTTTGTTTATGTCAAATAACGTTAATGGTCATAATAATTGCGCATATAATGTAAATATGATAAATTGTGATAATTGTGACTTAATGTTAAATGTGTTAAATAATGCTAAAGATAAAGCTATTTCAGTTGGTGAGGGTTGTAAAAATACAGGTGAGTTTAAAAACGTATATAATAGAAAAGGAATTAAATATGAATGGGATATATACAATAATGGTGTTTTAACCGAACATGCAATAACCCCATTATCCCTTACAAATTGCAACCCTTATTTACCTGAACAATATGGAACACCTTCTTTCTATGTAGAAAACAATAAAATTTATTTTAAAGGTGTTTTAAATCCAACCGCTTTAGCCGCTAACACTTCATACTTTACTTTACCCGTAGGCTATAGACCTAATTTAAATAGTGCTTTAAGTTTATCATGCGGAATTAATGATAATGATATAAGTACGATAATTTTAATAATAAGCGGTGATGGCACAGCAAAACTTTTATATACTAAAGAAAATTTAGGTTTAATTTTCTTAGATGGTGCTTGTATTGAATTATATCAATAGGAGGTTTATTATGGAAATATGTATAACAACTATCGTATGATAGAAGAAGTTAAGGAAAGAGTGGTTGAACGTGGTTTAGGACGCACAGAGTTTGAAAGCTATGACAGAGTAGCCAAAATTGAACGCCGTAGCGGTGTTGAGGACTACGCCACCGGGTTTATTGATTATCACGGTTAATTAAAATAATGCTTGACTTTAACCGCCTTTCGTGTTATACTTAATGTATCAAAAGAAAGGAGGTTGAAGTTACGAAAGTATTTGTTTATTCAAAAAAGACAAGCAAGAAAATAGCAGAGATTAAACAGGTTGGTAATGTTATGGAATGTGAGGTTGCTGAACAGATTTTAATAACAACGTATAGCGGTGAAACATTCAACTTTAACACCAACGAAGTTAAAACAACAATATATCAAAACTAACATTCAGCCCACACCAACACGGCTCGCCCGGTGGTTAAAGTTAACACGCCGTCGGGTGTGTCGGGGTGTCGCTCGTAGGGGAACTTAATAGGGGCTGATTTTTCGTCCAT